CCCGCTTTCGCGGGGGCTTGTCTGTTGTTTTTAGTTAGTTGCCCAGAAATCTTCTACTGCGTAGTTCTCAGCCTTGAACGCCTTGCGGTTTGTCTTGCGGGCTTCCAATACCCACATGATAATGATTGGTGTATTTAGAAGTAGAGCACCTGCAATAATCTGAAGTAGTGTTGATAACATTTTATTCCCCCTGTTTTCTAAGCACCCTTTGTGCTTATGAGATAAGAATACCAGACTGTAGGCTAGTGTCAAGTATTATCAACCAATTCTTTTGTGATGTCCCTCACAATGCGGTAGCCCCTGTATTTGTTTCTTTCATAACTACTACCCTCTCGATTGATGCGGTAGCACCTAATAGAAGTTCATGAAATTGTTCGTAGTCCTTGTGACTACAAGTAAAGACACTACACCCCCCTACACCTAAGTCAAACTACTTTACTATTATTTTATGTAATGTCTATAACACCTACCTAGTCACCCCCTAGCCTGTAGATAGACCTGACCAGTCATGACCAGTCATGACCAGTCATAACTACCTGACCAGTCATGACCAGTCATGACCAGTCATAACCAGTCATCTAAGGGAAGTTGTCTGTAGTTCATAGACCTACTACCTATCAACCAAGACCTATGTTACTCACTAGTAACTCACTCACTACTACTCTCTATGTTACTCACTAGTAACTTAACTATGTATCTATGTTACTCACCAGTAACTTAACTATGTATCTATGTTACTCACTAGTAACTTACTCATTTCCTATGTTACTCACTAGTAACTTACTCTTTATACCTCTCAGATAACTCTCAGGATTGGATTATAGGAGTAATTCTCAGGAAACTTTAAGGTACTAGACTCTCAGCCAGTTCTCAGGAAAATAAAAATTAAGCAAAAATAAAATAAATTATCCGGAAACGATTTGGAAAAGCCCCGCGCCCATGCAAAGCCGTCTCGCAGGCCAAAAGCAAAAAACGGTAATGTTCATATATTTTAACGATTCGTCCAATGCTTCCGCTGCTTCAACACTCACTGTACGCTTCTGAAAAAGACTGTACGATAGGTCAGTGAAACATAGCCAGAAATTACCAGACGACGAAGTTCGTTTTATCTCTGCCATGTCTCCAGAACTTATTCCAGGACGCCTCCGCGCCCTTTGGGAAGCAGGTTGGTCTTTGGGAGTTATTGCTAAATCCCTCAAACCTGTTCGCCCAAAGTCCACAGTTCACTTCTGGGTCAAGAACGCTGCTAATCAGGAGCAAACACGAACAATTCCCTCTCCTCCAGCTAAATCATTGACCTCCTCCGCACCGCTTGCGTCTTCCCCTCGCATGCGTAGCATTTCTCCAGAAGTTCCTCTTGATATGGTTGCTCATATTGGCCAGTTGGCAGAGTTGTCGAAGCGTTATAGGTCTAAAACACCTTCTTCCAGCCCCCTAGCACAGGCAAATAGAGAACTTACAGAGATTGCTCTAGACCTTTATCACCGAGGAGTCCCCGCAGCCTCTATTGCTCAAGCCGCAGGAGTTACTTATCGTGCTATGGCAAGAAGGATCGCTAATGGTTAAACCCACAAGCAGTGAAGACCTTGTTGTAGCAGTTTGGGCTAATCCAAAGAAGCAAAAGGGACGCCCTAACGCTCGCACGCTTGAGACTTTGATATCTGAAGCATCAATTCATCCTATTGCGATGTCTTTAGCCTCTTTGAAAGCAATTCAATCTTGGAAAAGCTGTCCAGTAGCAACAACTTCTATAGAAATAGACTTTTTGTTGACTCCAGAGATATCTAATAGAGAAAATCCTATCCTCATTCCGATATCTTTAGCCAAGTCCTATCTGGGTTGGCAAGAATTCTATGTTTCACCGATACATGCGGAGAATAAGTGAGAATCAGAGCAGATGTCTTCCCAGCAGTACTTACCATTGCTGAGCCAGGCTCGTTAGAGGATATAAATGAACTACTTCCACGAGGCGGTGCGCCGAAAGGCTCTAGAAAGTTAGACAGATGTAGGATTATTGCTACCGAGGAAAAGATTATGGTTGTTGTTGACGACCCTTCTGGCCCAAAACTTATCTTTAGTGAAAATATAACCTTCTACTCTAAGGAAGAAAAGGTTCATAGGGTGATTACTGAATCTGGAAAGATGATTGCTTTCCGAAAGGACGAGAATTGCGGATGTGGCTCACGCCTACGCAGTTGGAGCCCATATGGAAGCATTTTAATGTCACAAACGGACGGAGAATAATGACAACGCTAGAGTTTTTAATTATGGGATTGGCTACATACAGAATCACTAGGCTAATTATTCGTGATGAACTACTAGCAAGACCTCGTAATTTCTTCTGGAAGAAATTCCCTCCAGAGAAGTCTTTATTAGGATATCTCCTGACTTGCCCTTGGTGTATAAGCATTTGGGTCGCATCAATTCTTCAAATATCTAGTATCATTAATCCAGAAGCCACGTATGTAGTCGAGATAATTTTTGCTCTATCTGCAATCGCTGGCCTGTTAACTGCACATGAAGAGCGGTAGCCCCTCATGTTCCGTAACAACGACGAGGAGTTAAATCAGTGAGCGTATTTAAGCGCAGCGAACCAAACAATGACTCTACTCCCGTCTCCGTGCCAAAAAAGAAATCTGCTCCTAAGAAAAAAACACAGTCGAAGCAGACAACTCGTTCTCGCACACAATCTAGAATTCCTCAAGCTGCTCCGATAATCAGTGGAGCCGCATCTGTATTCCTATCTCAAACAAATCAAGCGCAAGCAGTTCCATATAACCAACCTCGCTCTCTTACAGCAGCAGCGGTACAGGTAAAGCTAAATGACAAAGGTGAATCAGAGCAATTTAGAAATCGCCGCTCTGCTGCTTCAAGTGCATGGCAAGCAGAAGCATGGGAGTACTACGACGCAATTGGTGAAATCAAATATGCATTCAATCTTGTTGCATCAGTTGTATCACGAATCAGAATTTTTCCAGCAGTAATTGATGACCCTTCTCAGGCTCCAACATCAGTACGTTCTTCAACAACTTTAGATAAACAACTATCTGCTGCAGCAGAGCGAGCACTTTCTCGTCTTGATTCTGCATACGGTGGACAAGCTGGTCTCCTCCGAGATGCTGCACTCAACCTTTCGGTGGCTGGCGAATGTTATCTAGTGCAGATGCCAGAGCGTAAGGGCTCAGGTATTCCAGAGTCTTGGGATATTCGTTCTGTAGATGAAGTAGTTATAGATGCTCGTGGCGGATACAACGTAGTAAGTCGCCGTGAGCAAACAAGTGGTGGCGGAAATACTGGCCCAACAACTCATTTAGGTACCAGCGCATTTGTTGGTCGCATCTGGCGTTCACATCCACGCTTTTCTGATGAATCAGATTCTTCAATACGCGGTCTGCTAGACCTTTGCGCAGAACTACTTCTTCTTAACAGAACGTTCCGTGCAACAGCACGCTCTCGCCTAAACGCTGGCGCACTTTATCTTCCAGATGGTTTGTCAGTTGCTGCACAAGGCGACCCAGACTATCCGTATGAAGATGGAGATGGTCAAACAGATCCTGGTTTCACAGCAGAAGAAGCAGAAGACGAGTTTGAAGACCAACTCATCGATGCGATGACAACTCCGATTCGTGATGAAGAGTCTGCATCCGCTGTTGTTCCACTTATTATTCGCGGACCTGCTGAACTTGGTGACAAGATTAAGCAGTTTAAGTTTGAGCGTTCATTCGACCCAGCACTTGCACAACGCGCAGACCGTGTTCTAGAGCGCATCCTTCAGGGACTAGATGTTCCTAAAGATGTTGTTACTGGCTTAGCAAATGTTAAGTATTCAAACGCTTTACAGATTGACGAAGGACTCTACAAGGCGCACATTGAGCCTTTGATGCTTCTTATTGTTGATGCTCTAACAATTGTTTACCTGCGTCCATACTTAATTGCTCAAGGCTATTCTCCTTCAGATGTTGACCGCATTGTTGTTTGGTATGACCCATCAGCAGTTGCTACTCGCAATGACCGCGCAACGGATGCAGATTCAGGATTTGACCGTGGCGCTGTTTCTTACGAGACATGGCGTCGCGCTCATGGTTTCTCAAACGCAGATGCTCCTACATCAAATGAAATCGCAATTCGTATGTTGTTTGAAAAGGGTGCAATCACTCCAGAACTTACAGAATCAATGCTTGCAACTGTTGCCCCAGAGATGATGGAAGCAGTTCGCAGTGCTCAACAAGCAGCCTCCGTTGCTCCGCTTCCACCAGGGCTTGAAGACATTCTTAAGGGAGCCATAGCAACCCCTGAGACAGCAGCTCCAGCAGAGCCAGCCCCAGAAACAGAGCAGTAATGGCTGAAATTAACGGCTGCCCTCCTGCTACACAGGACATTGCACTTAATCTTACTAATCGTAAGAAGGCAATTGATACTGCTATGTATGGACCGCTTAATCCTGCGGAACCAAACGAAGAGTATTGGAACGCACTTGGTCAAGAGTGGAATGTAGATGCTGAAACTGCAAAGAAACAAACTTGCGGTAATTGCGCTGTCTTTATTCAGACTCCAGAGATGCTTTCTTGTATTGAAACAGGATTAACAGATAACGCAGATGAGTTTGATTCAATCAACGAGGCTGGCGAACTTGGCTACTGCGAAATCTTCGACTTCAAATGCGCATCAGCACGCACCTGCCGTGCGTGGGTTGCTGGCGGCCCAGTGACTGCTGCAGGAAAAAGAACTATCGCTCAGACTCCTGCTCCTAAAAAAGATAAAATAAAAGGCTCTAGCAAAAATAAAAAAGGTTCAGCATCTGGAACTAGAAAAGTTGTATTTAGTAAGGCAACAGAAAACACCCTCTCTACCAAAGTCAAAGAACACAATGAAAAAGCACCAGAAGGTAGAAAAGCCTCTCTAGGAATGCTTAAGGCTGTATATCGCCGTGGCGCAGGAGCATTTTCTACATCTCACCGTCCTGGTATGAATCGTAATCAGTGGGCTATGGGCCGTGTCAACGCTTTCCTTAAACTTCTCAAATCAGGTAAGCCAACAAACTCTGCTTACACAACAGATAATGATTTACTCCCAGCTAAACACCCTCGTTCAACAAAAAGAGATAACTCAATTACTGCCGCTGCTGGTTTAGTTCCAGAAGAGTCAGACCTAGCTAATGCTCTCGTCGAAATCGCTGAGAAGTATGGAAAGTTTAATGAAGATGCCACAGGAATTTGGGCAGGATACGCCTCAGCCGAAGAAAATAAATACAAGGGAATCGGAGTCAAGTGCTCTTCTTGCGTTCTATACATGGGTAATGGATCGTGCAGAATCATCGAACAAGAAGTCGAAGACGAAGGTAAGTGTCGTTTCGCGGTTATTCCAGATGGGGTCGTTGATGTCGGAGTTCTCGAAGGCGAAAAACTCGGAAACGAAAACAAGCTAACAGAAGACATTCTGCAGGAGTATCGCTTTGATAGAGAATTATCAATATCTCTAGGAAGTAAAGAGGACTATAATTCTCCAGAGGATGCCATCCTTGCTATGGCAGAGTTTTCTGGAGCAGGGTATGAAGCAGAAGATGCAATTAGAGCATCTTGGCTTCGTGCAGTTCGTGCAGGTGGAGACCCGTTTAGAAGAGCGTCTCTATTAGCACTACACGGAGAACTCAGTCTTGACGCAGATTTACTACCAAGTTCAGAAGAAGAAGAGGATGACAACTAATGAGCCGTATTCGCCGCTTAAGCCAAGTAATTTCTGAAGAGGGTCGCCGCGCACTGGCATCTCAGCAGGCATCACGTATTCGTGACACCGCTTTTGGAATTGTCGACCAAGCAAACTTAAACGCGTCTACGAGTCGTAAGATTACAAAGAAGGCTGCTTTCACAGTTGTACTTCGCTCACTACAGTCAACACGCAATCTTCCATTCTCACTCCGTGAGCACATGGCTATCAGAGAACTTTCTCAGTACATCACTCTTGCTCAAAGTGATAAGTCTACTTCTCTTACTCTTTCTAATACAGACCTTCTACCAGTCTCACATCCACGTTCTACCCGCAACCACTCAATGACTGCTTCTGCTCTTACCGAAGCTCGTGCACGTTGGGTTGCTGATGACCCTCGCATTGTTGATGGATATGCAAAAACAATTATTGCTTCTGCTCTTACATCCAAGTACGCATCTGTAGAACATGTCTACTACAACTCTATTCTTTCTAGCCTTCCTCAGGGCGTAGTTCCTGCAGAGGTTATTGTTGCTGCTAGTAATCCATTCTCAGGTGGAAACTCAAGTGCAGAGCGCTCACTTCGTGCTCGCTTGCAGCGTCGTGACCGTGAAGGTAAATTCGCATTTATGGGTGGAGGACTTAGTGCCCTCGTTCGTAAAAGTAATGGCAGAGTTTATAACCTTGTAGGTCGCCCAATCATTGATGGACCTAATGGCGATGACATTCAGATGGAACTTCCTGATGGAAAAATTGTAAACATTCCCGCATCAAAAGGTATGTTTATCAAGGCTGTTATTAATCCTACTTCAGATGGATATAGTAAAAACACTGCAAAGACAGCAACAACTAAGAACATCATTAACGAAGAAGATTTAGTCTATGTAGATGCACCTCAGGGGTGGAGTAAGACTGGCACCAACACTTGGAACTCCGAGGATGGCTGGGGTATTGAAAAAGGTAGAGATAAAAATGGCTACTATCAATATGAGATTAAAGACCCTGCTGGAAAAACAGTAGGCACTAGCAGTGGCGACTGGGAAGATGCTCTAGATAACATTGCAGAAAAGAAAGAAGGAAAGAAAGCTGTCCTTCCTTCAGATGATAAGTTTGTAGAAGAAATCATCATGGACCCACCAAAAGATGGTAAGGGTGGAGGCGGACGTGGTGGTGACGGAGGAGGACCTAAGACTCCAAAACCTTTCGAGTTTAAATATCCTCAAGGCGCAGTTAAAATTAAAATTGATGAGTCATACGACCCTGAAGGTCGTGTCGATGAAGAGAGTCCAGATTTTACAGATGACCCTGTAGAACTTGGTCAAAAGTTTGACCCTAGAGATTTAATTCAAGCTTTAGAGCAAGGTGTTCTTCCTGAAAATAAGGGAGACAATGCTGTTGGTTATGGTGTTCTTCGTTTTAACGGTGGAGATGAGTATGTTCCTGTACAAGCACTTTATAACGCACTTGATGAAGCAGGAGAAGATGCTGCTCTAGAACTCGCACGTATTTATGACAAAGGTTTAGGCAGCAACAACAACGAGAACGCTCTTAAGGATAACCGTAAGGGCATAGCACGCCTTGACCAATCAAAGCCAGATGTTGCAGAATCATTTGAACGCACTGTTGCTATGAACCCAGATGAGGTCCCAGCAACTGAAGTACCAAAGTTTAGTGAAGCAGAGATGGACCTTCCTCCAGTTCTTGAAGGTTTATCAGACGCGGAGATGAGACAGTTTATAGAGACAGGGGACCATACTCCTTATCTTCCAGAGAACGAATCAATCGATATGCCAGAGGGCTATAGCACTCTTGACCCATCTCCTTTTTCTTCTTGGCGTGAAGTAACTGCTGATACACCTGATGCAGTTCTTCCAGAAGGCTTTAGTGATAACCCAGTATTCCTTGCTCAGTCAATTGATAAGCAGAGCCTAGAAGCAGAGCTTCGCCGTTCAATCGAACCAGATTCTGCAACACCAGGATATGCAAACATCTCACTTCAAGATGAAGATGGCGAAGAGTTTGTTGCTAACATTCCAGGAGAAGCAGTACGTGATGCGCTACAACTTCAAGGTGTAGATACAAATGAATTTATCAAGAAAATTTCTGATGAAGGTTTTGCTGGTCAGAATAATGAAATGATTATGGACCCTCCAATGAACTTTGGTCCAGATAAAGATAAAAAATCTGTAGATGAAATCATTATGGACCCTCCAAAGGACCCTAGAGGCGAGAGATTTGAACCCGCGAAGTTTCTACCTGAAGGTCAATTTGTTAAGCCAGGTGATCAAGATGCTAAAGATGTAAATAAGGCATTAGATTTCTTAGATAAGCACATGGATGAAGAAGGCACTACTGAAGACAGAGCTATGGGTATCTCTGAAGCACAACGCCACCTCAAGGAAGCAAAAGAGTATCTTGAAGCAGGAGATACAAAATCTGCTCTTTCATCTCTTGGTACTGCCTATGAAATAATGGACGGCTTAGAAAGTCCAGGAGAAGGCATCTTCCCTAACGGCAAGAACTCTGCTGAAGCTGCAGACGTTGTAGATAAGTTAATGACTCGTTTAGAAGAAAATGATTCTGGCATGATCATGGACCCTCCAATGAACTTTGGTCCAGATAAAGATGACAAGTCACTAGGTAAAGAAATTTATGAACGTCGCATTGCAACAGGTGACTCATTGGACAAGGTTGCAGAAGACCTTGGCCTTACTCGCCTAGAAGTCCGACGACTCGAAGCCGATTACGCACGTTCTCTTGAAGGTAAAGATGACCCTGGCATGATCATGGACCCACCAATGAAGTTTGGTAAGGAAGCAGACCCACAGGCGGAACTTCCTCTAGACACCCCTGCCGAACCGAAGCCTATGAATGCTTACGAGCGTTTGATGGCAGAGAAGAAGGCAGAAAGAGACGCAGTTGATGAGCGTGTAGCAAAGCTTAAGAAAGATGCCGAAGACGGCGTTGACGATCTGGGACGCACTATTCCTGAAGGTTGGGGCGCTGAGTATCGGAGAAGGGGACTAGACGCTGATCCAGATAACTTCTATAACGTTTATGGAAACAACACTTTTGAAGCAACAGTTGATAAAGATGGAAAGATTACTGTTAGAGACCGCAATGAGCTTACTCCAGATAAATCTTATGATAACTGGGACGATTTAAAGGCAGACCTAGAAAACCAAAGAGCAGAATACTCTTCTGCTGCTCGTGCGCGTGTAGCAGAGATTGCAAAACAATACGGATACTCCGATGAGCAGATTGCTTCATTTGATTCAATGTCCCAGCAAGAACTTGCTGACTTCTTTGCTAACCCAGATAATCACACACCTGCCTATGCTGACGCACTTGTTGATTGGGTTAACTCATTTGCAGTGGACCTACCTAGCCCTCAACAAAAAGCACGCTGGTCAGAGTTTGGTAAGAATGAAAAGATTCTTGCACAGGCAGGAGACGCTCCTTCTGGTGACTCTACAGAACAAACTATTGTTGACCCACCAAAGGATGCGACACCAGAAAATCCTTTGATTGAAAAGCCTGTCTTAGATAACCTTGTTGCAGAGATTAATAAAAACGAGAGAGATGGGTATAAGGCTAACGGTCTTAACTTTGTAATTAATAGAGGAGCATTTGGTGCTAAAGCTGAAAACATTGAGGTAATCCCAGATAATTGGGAGCCAGGAGACCCTGTTGTTGCTCGTATTGATATGGATGGTGGAATCGATTGGGAGAGTGACGCTCAGTTTGATAAGTATGCCAAAGATATGGATGAAGCACTAAACGGTTTGGACTCAGGAACACTTCCGTCTGATCCTAAAGAAATTGGCAAAAATGCATTTGCTAAAGGAAAGGAGCGCAATGCAGCGGCTGACCCAGACCTTGTAAATCTGATGGAAGGTAAATCTTCTGCAGAGAGAAATCAATTGATGAAAGATTGGTTCGAAGGTTGGGATAGAGCAAATGTCAGTATGGATATCGATGCGCCAACACCTAAGGGCTTAGATACGACTGACAACAAAGAACTAATTGCCAAATTTAAGAGAGAGTATGTAAAAGAGTTTTTAGATCAAGAAGAGGCACTAGCAGACAAGTATCAAGCAGAAGAAGATATGGATCGCGGTGATGCTCAGGCTGTTGCCGAAGCCGATATGAAGCGCATGTATGGCAAGACTGCTATGGAGGCACTCAATGAGCTCCCTCGTGAAGAAGGATTAAAAGTTCTTGAAGAGAGAGAACAAAAGCCATTTAATTTTGTTGATCAAGAAGAGAAGGATATTTCTGCACCATCTTCACAAGCAGAATCTGTTGTTGCTGTTGATGTAAACAGTCCTAACCTTCAAGAAGAGATTCAATCTGCAATTGATAAGGGTCAGAAAATTGCTTTCTCTTACAATGGAAAGAACAGAGTTGTCACTCCACAGAGTATCTGGACTAATCCAAAGAACGGCAATGTAAATCTTCGTGCTATAGAAGACGGTCCTGATGGAGTATTCAAGGTCTTTACCTTGGATAAGATGGAAATGGCAAAGAGCACTACACCACCTCCTGCTCCTGAAACTAAGCCTAAAGACCTTAGTGAAGCCGATATAGCCGTTATCAAGAATAACGAGTATGTAATAGCAAATGCTGGAGTTCTTCTACCAACCGAAGCAAAAGACCTTCAGGTTGGTGACTTTTTGTACAATGCATTCTATGATCGCTACGAACAAATTCTTGAAATGAAACCAGCAGATTTAGGACGTATAGAGTTTAGAGTCTTCAATGTTTACAATAACCAAGAAGAAGATCGATTCTTTGTAATGGATTCTCCACTTCGCAATGTTCGTCGTCTTGGTATTGAAGACCAAGCAGAGACAATTCCACCCGTAAAGGCAGCGCCTCGCGGAGGAAAGCGTGGATTAATTGAGCGTGCCCCTCTCTCTGAGCAAGTTAGAGCAAAAACAGGAAGACCTGTAGCAAGACAGAAAGAAGAAGAAGGATTATTTAAAGATAAAAATGGTGTCCCAATTAAGCCAGGAGATGTTGTTATACATCCAAAACACCCTGAATGGGGACGTGGAGTTGTAAAGAATCGTATTGGTGCACAAGTTAGAGAAGGTAAAAAAGCTGGAGGCCAAGTACGTGCTGGAAAAGTTCAGGCTAATAAGTTATTAGTTCAGTTTGAAGGCGGTAACCTTGACTGGGTTCTAGGCAACGCTGGTCGTGATGTTAAAGCTGGATACCTAGAGTTATATGAGGGTAACTACGACGACTTAGTCTTAGACCCTAGATTCAGAGGTGGGGCTATGATTCCTAATGCTCCAGCAAATCCTGCTCCTGCAAGTCCTCCACAATCTGGTGATCGTGATGCTAACTTATTCCCAGAAGATGTAAGAGGAGAGCGTCCAGTACCTCCTGCTCCAGAACAAGGAAGACTTTTAGATACTCCTGAAGGTAAGCCTGCCGCACCCGTTGCTCCAGGCATGCCTAAGCCTATTTATAAAGCAGAGGTTGAGGACCAAAAAGGTAACAAATTTAAAATTAGTGTAGTAAAAATTGATGATATGTATGAGGCTGCTGTATTTAATGAGAATGGCGACCTCAATGCAGTTATCGCCAAAAACATATCCTTAGGTGAAGTTCAAGGAGTTATTGGACAGTTTATTGGAGAAGTTGCTGACTCTAATGATGGAGAAAAAGTTCTTCGAGCTTATGGAGGTTTCCCAGATCCAGTAGAGCAACCTGTATTAACTGTTGATACACCAGATGTACCTCCACTTCCTGCAGTAAAAGCAATTCAACTCAAAGAAGCAAAAGCTCGCGCTATGGACCTAGCTGTCGCTCTCCGAGATAAAGAGTTGCCTGGAGATGCTCGAAAAGACTTAACACCAGATCAGCAACAAAGACTAAGAAGGTCTATCGAGCTACGTTTAGCAGTTGGTAATGGTGCTGATGCACTAGGAGGAGTAGACCGTCGTCAAAATGCAAGATTTAATAGCGATCTTGGTGTGGCCTATCGTTATGCAGTAGTCCTTGGCTGGTTTGAGGAGGCTCAGAAAATTGCTGCTCTACAAAAGAGAGTAGACAAGCTTCCTATCCGTGATGGCGGAGAAGATTTTAATAATAAAATTGCAGACCTTAGAGAGATGCATCCCGAGTTCTTTGGTAATAATATGGAGTTAGAGTTAGCAAAAAGACTTGACTATAATGGCAGAAGAAGAGTTGACTCTCTTATGAATGCTTATAACGACTTACTTGTAAATCCAGATGTCTACAACCCTAACTTTAGAGCTGCCATAGTTAGGGGTCGTGGAGATATTGATGCAATTCTTGCTTCAATTGATAGACCTAACCCTGTACCAGCAGATGCTGTAGTTATAGACAGATTGAAAGACCTTAAGAAACGTTTTGATGCCGTTGGAGACCTTCCAAAAGTACCTTCCCGCGAAGTACCAAACGATGATATGGCGAACCATTTAGCAGATATTGCTAGAGAGTTTGAAGGTCTTGGATATAAAGACTTACTAAATGGCTACGGTAACTGGAAGTTTGAAAAGAAACTTAGCGCAGCAAACAACCTTAACACTGTATTTTTACTAAGAAATGCTCTTACAGGCGAAAGAATCGTTATTAAATACGATAATGACGGCAATAGAGGAGATTTCAAAGGAAATGGAATTAAAGCTGAAGAAATGGTTGCGGAACTTTATAGAGATTTAGGGTTTGCTCAGCCTGCAGTTGCTGTAATCAATCCTGACAACCTTACTCCAGATATTGGAGGAGTTGGCGTTATGCAATATGCTGATGCAGGATTCTTTGGTCTTGTAAACATTGAAGTCCATAATAAATCTGCTGTATATAGTCTAGACCAAGTTAGTGCTGCACATCGTGAAGAGTTGCTCCACTTCCTAGTTGCCAATGCAATTATCGGAAACACGGACCGACATGGAGGAAACTTTATGTGGGGAAATGATCCTGCGACAGGAAAAGCAAGACTTGTACCTATTGATAATGGACTTGCAATGTTTAACGGCGCATTCGGTGAGCCAGAGAAGAACATAAATAATCCGTTACACCTAGACCCAAACAAGGTGGTTCTGGGTAATTATGGAAACTTTAATCAGGTAGGAAGACTTGCTAAGCAGTTTATTAACCAAGGATATACGCCAGATCAAATTGCAAATGGCGAGCAGAAACCTGCTGCAGTTGCTAAGGTGGTCGAGTTTGCTACTCGTATGCGAGAGCGTGCAGAGGCTATGAAGTTTAGAGACGCTAGAGCAAACGAATATCTTATTGCAAGAGCAGATTACATTCTTAAAAACCCTGAAAAATTCGTTGATACTTTGTTAACTTTCCGATAAAGGAGATATAGATAAATGAAAACATATTATAAGTTATACTCTGATACACATCTAGATGGTCGTAACGAGACACCTGCATTTATTGTGATTACGGATGGTAGCAAGTATGGAATTGCCTATGCCGACGGGATGAATGAGGAGTCTATAATTCCGATGAGTGCAGCAATCGGGGCACGTATTAAAGCAGTAACTGAAAATAAAAAATCTGTATCACCAGGCGAAGTTCTTAATTTTATTATTTATAATATGATGTTTATTGATGCAGATGCGGAAGATGATATATATGATTCTTGGGAAGAAGCTGTTGATTATGCAAAGACATATTTATCAGCATTTTCTAATGGAGTCACTGGCTGGGAGTTTAAACTTCACGAACCTACCTTCCCCGAGTCCCCAAGCAATGACAATAAGACAGAGGAGAAGTAAAAATGGCATTTAGTCCAAATAAACCCGAAAGACCTCAGGACTTGATTTGTGTTTGCAACCCTGATATCGACCAAGCAATCACTATTTTTTACGACTCTGCTGATGGATTGTTTTATCGTGACAAAGGTCAGTGGAAAGAAATCACTCCAGAAGACGATTGGGAGTTTGATTTAGATGGGACAATTAGTTTCTACGTAGACCCCGCCTTCATACCTGTATACGATTCAGCAGACATGGAAAACTATGCTGTTCCTATCGAATTGGTTGCCGAGTACGAGTCTGCGCCTAAAGAGACGGAGTAAAGCGTAAAAATGCTATTTATTGGTCGTAGTGGCGATGAAGTCTTATTTTCCGCAGGGGAATTAGCGGTAGTTGTCAACGAGAAAAGAAAATTAGTTTCTTCCGTAGGTAGTTCAGAGGTTCTAGTTGCCTCTTTCACTCCCTCTGGCGACCAAAAAGCACCAGACTCCATACCTTTCGAATTAGCAGTAGCGGCTACAACAGACTTAGACGTCAAGGTTTTTTCAAATAATGACCGTCTTTATACAATTCCAAAAGCAGTTCAGGCAGAAGCAAAGCGTGCTTTAGAGTGGCGCAAAAAAGAAAAACGTGGCGGAACACCTGTTGGTTTAAATACTGCTCGCACTCTTGCTAAAGGTGGACAAATTGGAATCCGCAAGGTTCGCCACATTGCTAAATACTTTCCACGCCATCAGGTAGATAAAAAGGGTAAGGGCTACGAGCCAGGGGAACCTAACTACCCATCAAATGGTCGTATTGCTTGGGCACTTTGGGGTGGAGATGCCGCAGAGCGTTGGGCATCAGCAATTGTTGACCGTGAAAATAAGAAGGCTCAGTCAAATTCAATTACTGCCTCCTACAACCACATCATGGGCGGCTACGAAAGCCCTGGTCGAATTGAGTTCGATGCGTTTATAGAATCAGAAACACTTCCTATAGAGAGTGCTCCTCAGTTTTATATCCGAATCCGTTTGGACTCTGGAAAAGTTGACCGTATTTATAAAGTAATTCCAGATGGTGCTTGTTTTGTTTGGGATGACGGTATGTGGGAAGACTTAGGAAATGTAAATCACGATTTTGAAACATATGATCGTTCACTAGATGACCCATATGACAGAACTATGAAAATGCATGTACCTGTAGATGTTCAAACATCAATCATTCTTTGCGGAATGTTTGACTCTAACCCATTTGAACCAGTATCAATCTCCCAACTAGCTCCTGAAGAGGCTCAACTTTTTGTTGACCAAGTAAGTGGTGTCGACTGGGGACTTATTGATGCAGTCTTGTTTGATAACACTGATAACTATGTAAGTTTTGAAGATTACTCAGGTAGTTCAATTACCGCAGCCGTTCCTGAAAAGGGAGACTCTGTAACTTTAAAGTCCACTATTACAGACCAAGATGGAAACTACACACCAGAAGAGCGTTCATCTAAGGCTCGTGGTCAGGTTCGTAATAAAAATGGAGAATTTGCTAAAGCTGGTGGCCGTGTAGTTATTGGTGGAAACGCTAAGTACTCAGGAACAGTTGAATCTGCAAACTCAGATACACAAACATTAAAAATTAAACTTGATAACGGAACATTTGTAGATGTTCCAGGAAACACAACAGAACCTGCAGATACTTTTGTACCTCTGCCTCAAATTCAATCAGCATCTTCTACAAAAGAAATTACTCGTAATATTTTAGGACAGCCTCGCACACCTATTGACAGCCCTGTTGCTAACACTCCTGGAAAACTTCCTCAGTTGAGAAGTAATCAAGTAAATACAATCCTTGCTGACTTCTCTCCATGGGCTACTGATGCTAGAACAGCTAAATTAAATACTGGTGCTGCTCCTACAGAACGCTCTGCTCTTATTCAGCAGATAATGGACAGCAAGAGTCCTAATGCTTACAACGACCCATCGCTTCGTTCATTTCTAGAAAAGTCATCTAAGGCTCCTAACGGAGAAACACTTTATCCAAATGCAATTTGGTATCGTCCAGATTTACGCGGAGTTAAACCAGGAGATGTGGAAGGTGCAAAACCATCCAGCGAGTTAACTCCATCTCCTGGAAAGAACCCTGAAAGTTGGCTACAACAGCCAGCAGCAGGGTTTGCTCCAAAACCTTCTTCAACAAATCCAAGTAGTCCATCTTCTGGTAACCCCCCAAGTAATCCATCCTCTGGTGGTGCTCCAAGTAGTGGAACAGGAAAAGCACCTGGTTCAAAAGGAACTGGAAAAGCTCCAAGTGATGACCCAGCTTCTGGCGGAGAGCCAGGTACGACTGAACGCAAGGCACCTGAACCTAAGTACGTATACGTACCTTCTACAGGATTCTCTATTGGAGGAGCAACAATCTATCCTGGCGAGTCTACTGATGCAATTAACGACAAGGGAGAATTTGGCACTGCTGTACAGAGGTTTAAAGATGCTTCTGGAAAAGAAACTACAGAGTATAGAGGTGCTTACGGAGAAACTTGGTTTGGACAGAGGGGAACAGTTGTTCCTAAGGGATTCAAACTTTACGAAGACGGTTCTATAGGACCTAATGACCCTAAAAACCCACCTTCAGGTTCTTACGATAGTTCTAAGACTGGCCCTAATGGTCAAGTAGGTAAGGTTTTAAAAACATTTACAGACCCCTTTACTGGTCAAGTTCGTACAAAGTATTCAGACGGTAAATCAATTTGGTACGGCTCAAAGAATAGAGTTGTTGCTAAAGGTTTTGTTATGCAAGAAGATGGTTCATGGGCAAGAGTTAAGCCAGTACGAGCTTCTGCTCTTATTGCTGCTGCTGAAGCAGGAAAAGAATTAACTCCAGATACTTCAGATGTTCCACCAATTTATATGGCAATTGTTTCTCCTGATGACCCTCAGGCTGTTATGGATTTAGTTTCACTCATTCCTGCATCAACAAACTCTACTAGTCCTATGACATTTATTCGTAAGCCTGGGAAGTGGGAGAAGAACGAACAAGTTCTTAATGACCTCAACAGTCCTACACCTCCACCAGTTGTTGTACTAGATGATGAAACACTAGCAACTGTTTTAGAGCAAGTTGATTCAATCAAACCAATGACATCTTCTGGCTACGATGAATCAGATATGAGGATTGTTGCTGCAATGATTGCAGCAGGCGGTGCTGATAGAAATAAAGGAAACGCTGAAGAGTTACGTCAATATTGGTTAACTGGTAAAGGCGCAGCAAAGATTCGTTGGGGAACTGGTGGTGATTGGACACGATGCGTTCGTCAACTCTCGAAGTACATGGGTCCTCGAGCAAAAGGCTATTGCGCACTTCGTCACAAGGAAGCAACTGGTCTTTGGACTGGTGACAAAGAACATAAACAACTCTTCGGAAAGAAGGGTAAGGCAAGGAATGCTTTTAGTAGCGACTTTGTTGTTTCTTCAGAAGCGATGATTGCTTCAGCAACTATTAGAGCAAGAGCAGAAGATGCTCGAATAAGAGTATTTGGTGAGGAACCTGTTTCAGAAAATCAGGGAGCAAGTTTCTTTATCCCTCTAGTAATTCCAGAAGGAACTGAATCAGGAGATGGTCGCAAGTTTGATGCTGGCGCAATCACTATTCGTGACCTCCCTCTTCCATTTTTATGGCAAATCAAGACTGGAGAAGGTCATTCAGGATCAGTTGTAGTTGGAATAATTACAAAGATGGAAAGAGTTGAAAATGGTATTGGAAATGCTTACGGGCATTTTGACACTGGAGAGTATGGAAAAGAAGCGGAAAGATTGGTCCGTGGAGGCTTCATTCGTGGAGTTTCTGCTGACTTAGATATGTTCGAAGCAAAAGAGCATGAGAATGCTGCTAAAGACGATGCTGACGGCAAAGTTGGAGCAGGTAAAATGAAGATAACAAAGGCAAGAGTTATGGCTGTAACTCTTGTACCCAAGCCCGCATATCAAGAATGCAAGGTAGAACTTGTTGACGAGATGGGACTAGAGCAGGAGGAAGAAGTGATTCAAGATGGAGTGTACGTCGAAGGAGTAAATCCTCTCGATGCTTCAGCACTCATCGCTTGCGGAATGGTAGCTGGAGCAATCCCAGTAACCCCACCTAAAGAGTGGTTTAACAACCCTGGTTTGAAAAAACCAACTGCTCTTACTGTAACCGATGATGGAAAAGTTTTTGGTCACATTGCCGCTTGGCATGTGGACCATATTGGAATGGCGTTTGGTACTCGCCCTCCTCGCAGTAAGAGTAATTATGCATTCTTCCATACAGGAGTTGTTCGCACTGAAGAAGGTGTAGATATGCCTGTAGGTCAATTAACTCTTGCTGGAGGTCACGCAGGACTTGAAGCATCTGCTCAGGAAGCAGTTCGTCACTACGACGACACAGCATCCGCAGTTGCTGATGTTCATGCAGGAGAAGATGCTTATGGCATCTGGGTATCAGGAGCACTTCGCCCTGGAACTAGTCCAGAACAGATTCGCTCACTTCGTGCATCAGCACCATCAGGTGACTGGAGACCTATCAAGGGTGCTCTAGAACTTGTTGCTGTGTGTCAGGTAAACGTTCCTGGATTCCCTATTGCTCGCGCTCGCGTTGCTTCAGGTCAGGTAATGGCACTTGTTGCTGCTGGAGCAAGTGTTCTTGCTCAACTAAAGCACGACCCTCTCGCAGAACTTCATAGCAGAATTGATAAGTTAGAAGCACCATTAGTTGCTGCCGCAGGAGATGCTAGAACTCGTATGCAAGCAATGACTGCAGCAATTAAGGCAGAAGAACTTTCAAATAAAGTTAAGGCAGCAAGAAATGAAGACTCTGCATACATGCTTCAAATGCTTGATGATTCAGATGCAGAACTTGCTGTTATCACACGCAAAGAACGCATGAAACTTGCAGAGTCGAAGAAGGCTCTTCCAGATGGCTCATTCCCAATTCGTAACGCTAATGACCTTCGTAATGCTATTCAGGCATACGGACGTTCTAAGCCAGGAAAGCGTGGAGTTGTTCGTCGTCACATTGCGAAGATGGCTCGCCAACTTGATAAGAAAGAACTTATTCCAGCTAGTTGGAAAGAAGCGTCTGATTCAGAGTCCATGGTTGCTAGCCTGAGAGAGCGCATCGCAATCGTTGAATCTGTGGTCGCTTCTACTGAAAATAAAAGCACTTTTGGAACCAAGATTTATCAAGAAGAAAAAGGCGTATTTAAGCCAAAAGCAGGGCCTTTAGATGAAGAAATTGTAATACTCAATGGTGGAGACACTGAAGAGGCTTTTGCTATAGAGATTTCAGAGAAGGACCTAGAAGGTCTTACCGATGAAGAGTTGGACCTACTAAAAAAAGAAGTTAAGAGCAAGCAGAAGGCCGAAGAAAAGTCAGGAACCTATACACCTAAAACACAACCCCGTGATACCAAGGGGAAGTTTCGACAAGTGCTTGCTCGGTTGAAAGTTAATTTAGGTGATTCTGGCTCAGATGAGGCGTTGAAAAAGATTAAAGAAGCAGAAAATCTCGATAACGCAGGAGATTACGCTGGTGCAGCCAATGCTGCTGGAGATTTATTAGGCGTAATTGATAGGTTAGACACTGGAGCACTCAATGCAGAGTCTTTAGAAAATGTAAGACTCTCAGCGGGGCAGCTAGGTTCGGTTATTGCTAACCTTCCTTTTGCCTTTGGTCAAGATGCTCAAAAAATCCGTTTTAGCGATATCCCCCCTGCGCTACAGGATTTGATGGACAAGATGATTACCCGCGTGGAAGCTAAAATTGGAAAAAAGGATGCCAACATAGCAACTAAAGATTTGAAGGGTTTTATGTCTGGCTCTGACTACTATAGCCAAAGCGAGATATCTAGTCAAATGTCTAAGTTGCTTCGGTTACTTACCTAATCAGATAAAAATCGTACAAAATTAAAAATCACACTATTTGAACTAATGTAGTATCTGTTAATAGGTGGAGTGCCTCCCGCAGATTAAATGCGTCCTGGAGTCCCTCGGCCCCGATTGATTAGCGAAATGGGTAATAAGACCTATTTAGACTGGCCGTAGGAAAGGACAGTTCGTGGACCGAATTAAAGAACAAGTGGACCAACTTGCCGAGCTAGGTGACGATCAAGTTACTGAACTCCAAAATGAAATCCTTAGTGCATTTGAATCGGTTGAGAAAGAAGATCCTACCCCGCAGACAGTTGACGCGATGACGTCGCTTGCCGATATGCTCGATGGAGTTAGAAACGAAGTCAAGCGCCGCGAGGCCGCAGCCGTAGAACTCGCTCAGCGAGCCTCTGAGGCCGCTTCCCGCGTTTATGGACAAGATGACGAACCAGCAGAAGAAAACATGGATGCTGCACCAGCACCTGCTCCAGCAGAAGAGGCACCAGTTGCCCCAATGGCTGAAGCTCCAATGGCTGAAGCACCTATTTCCGAAACTCCTGTCCCAGTACTGGAAGAGGAAAAGAAACCAGAAGCAGCAGGCGCAATGCCAGTTGCTCCTACAGAAACTCCAAAGCCAGAAACTGAAGATAAAACATCTCCTGTTGAAAAAACAGAAGAAGAAAAGGAAAAGGAAAAGACCATGACTGAAGCGTCTACTACAGCGGGAACAGAAACCGAGTTCTCAACCACAGAAGTGACTCCAGAAGCAGCACCTGCTGCTATCGAGGAGACAGTTGTTGCATCTGTTGAAACAACAGAAGCAGCAGCAGAAGTACCAGCCGAAGAAGCACCAGTAGCTGAAGAAGCACCAGCAGCAGAAGCAGAAGCATCAGTCGATGATGCCGCAGCAGACGCAGCCGTTGCAGATGCAGTTGATGGCTCAGAAGCATCAATTCAAACAACCGAATCAGCTGTGCCAATGGCACAAGAAATTATGGAGGCACCCGTGACCGCCGCTGCAGATAACGCAGACAACCTCAACATTGAGGTACCAGCGAGCCACCGCCCTGTAGCACAGGCATCAGTAGCGGCAGTGGCAATCACTGCAGGTGCTGACATTCCTGGTTACACAGCAGGCTCTTCTCTAGACAACATGAACGTCGTTGCTGAGGCAATGGCAAAGCGTCTACATGGCCTACGCCGTGTAAACGGTGGAGATGGCGAGCAGCACATTGTTGCTTCTGTATCCACAGCATTCCCAGAAGCTCGCACTCTTACACAAGATGCAGAGTCAAACTGGAACAAGATTCAAGCAGTGACAGGTCCAGAGGCACTCGTTGCATCTGGTGGTCACTCAACACCATTCGCAGTTAAGTACGACATCTTTGGAATGGGAACAACAGCACGTCCAGTACGTGATGCTCTTCCTCGTTTCCAGGCTGACCGTGGTGGTATCCGCTTCATCACTCCTCCAAAGCTTTCTGACTACGGAAATGCTGTTGGCCTATGGACTGCTGCTAATGATGCAGCAAGCTCACCAGACCCAGCTACAAAGTCAAGCCTTACTATTACTGCTGCTTCAGAGAACACCGTCGCAACAGACGCTGTAACTCTTCAGCTACAGTTTGGTAACTTGATGACACGTGCTTACCCAGAACTCATCGCTCGTCACAACGAGTTGGGTCTGATTCAGCATGCACGTGAAGCAGAGCAGAACCTTCTTACAAAGATTGGTGAGGCTTCAACAGCAGTTACAACTACTTCCCTAATCGGATTTGGTCGTGACTTCCTAGTTCAACTAGGCCGCGCTGCTTCTGCTTACCGTTCACGTCATCGCCTAGAGGCTGATGCACCACTTCGTGCAATCATTCCTGCTTGGGTTAAGGATGCAATGGCTGCTGACCTCGCTCTATCAATGCCTGGAGATTCACTTCTCAATGCATACGGCGAGATTGATGGATACGTAGCATCACGCAACGTAAACCTAACTGCTTCACTAGATGCAACTGTATCTGGCGCACAATCTGGTGGTGCTCTTAATGAGTTCGCAGATTCATTCGTATGGTACATGTTCTCAGAGGGCTCATTCTTGTTCCTTGATGGTGGCACACTTGACCTCGGAATTATCCGTGACTCAAGCCTTGTTGGCACCAACGACTACAAGATGTTCGTTGAAACATTCGAAGGAATTGCTTTCATCGGAGTTGAAGCCTTGAAGATTACTTCAACCATTTCTGTTAACGGTGTGGCTGCTGCCCTCCGCGACACAACTGGTGGCGCAACTGCTGCTGCGATTGAATACTAAAAAGTATTTAATACAGTAAAGATTAGATAACAATAGTTAACGCTCAAGAGATCAAGAGGAGATAAAAAATGGCAGCATTTCGTGGGGTTTATACAGCTCCAGAACTGAAACCTACTCCTTGCGGTCTCTTGAGCGTTGCTACTGTCAAAACACACACATCCAGCGATTATGATGAGCGCTGGGTGCGTGGGTTTTCTTATGAGTTTGACTCGCTTGCTACAACACGTATTCTTACAACTAATGATGATGACGTCACAGGTGGGGAACTGTATGACGCATCTGATGAGCAGTACTATAGAGATTACTCTCCATTCTTCATTGAAGTAGAGATTGCACGTTCAACATTTGGTCTACCTGCACAGGACCGTTTTGCTATCGCACTTAAGCAACTTGAGGCAGCAACACAAAAGGCAGTCGAATTAGAATTATGGAGTGGGGTTGCTGCTACAGCAGCCACCAATTCAAATGTATTTTTATCAAAAGAAGGCGCTGCAACTGTCCCTGCTTCTGGAGCACACACTGCCTCTAACGCTCTGTTTCATTTAGAGCAAGCAATAGCAAGTTCACCTACAGGTGCATCGGGAGTTATTCATATGACTCGTGATGTAGCCTCAATCCTTGGGTCAAAGATTGTCTACGCCTCAACAGATGGTGGAAAAACAGGTAAGGCAATGACACGTTTAGGAACAGAAGTTGCTATTGGCTCAGGCTATAGCGGAATTGGTCCATACAGCGTAACTGGAGCTGCACCATCTGCAACAAATCGTTGGATGTATGCAACAGGTCCAGTAGAAGTACACCTAAGTAAGTCAGAAATCGTAAACGAATCATTGAGCCAAGGAATTAATGCTAACATTAACGACATGGTTATCAAGGCAGTTCGCTCTGCGGCTGTTTATTTCGACCCATCAATTCATTTTGCAGTGCGGGTAGCAGTACCTGCAACTGTATAAGTAAAAACAAACTAAGGAGAATACTGGTATGGCCACTCAGGACTACGCAGCAAGCGTCCAAGGTGTGGCGATCCGAGTCACTAGACTGGACGCCTCAGGAAACCTACTCACCGAACCTGGTGATAGTTATACAACCTCGGCGTTCTTACGTACATCATTTACACCAGAGTATGAAGAAGGCGATGAAATCATCGAGAAGTCTGCAAGTGGTGTCATTTGCGTTTCTTACAAGGCGCCAGACACTCTTAAGCGCATCACTATGGAACTCGCAATCTGCGATCCAGACCCAGAATTAACAGCACTTCTTTCAGGTGGCTTGCTTCTTCGCAAGAACTTTGGAACATACGCATCAACAGACAACAAGTCTATTGGTTGGGCTGCTCCAGGAGTTGGCGATGACCCTTCAGGCAACGGTGTTGCTATTGAATGCTGGTCATTCGCAGTTAAGGATGGCAAGCGTGCAACATCACTTCCATACTTCTACTGGATTTTCCCATACGCAAAGCTTCGTCAGTCAGGTGACCGTGTTATTGAAAACGGTCTTCTTGCTAACACATTCGAAGGTTACGGCCTTGGAAACGTAGAATTCGGTACAGGTCTAGATGGCCGCTGGGAGTTCCCAGTTGCTACAGAGCGTCCATATGCTTATGCACGTGATGACTGGGCCCCTACAGGTCTTAAGGGATTCTACCAATGGTTTGATAATAGTTCAGCAGTTGTAAACAATAAGGCTCTAAGTAGTAACGTAGCAACTCTTACAACCGCTTCAGCTCACGGGTTTGAAGTAGGTCAGAGCGTTGTTGTAGCAGATGTTGATTCAACCTTCAATGGTACATTTACAATTACTGGAGTTCCGTCTACTACTACATTTACATACGCTAAGACAGCAACTAACGTATCAAGTGCGGCAGTTAGCCCAGTTGGTTCAGCAGTTCGTCAACGTGGATACAAGGCAGTTACAGACTTTACCTCACAAGGTTCTACAACAGCCTACAACGTACCTGGTCAGCAGAGCTATAACGCAGACCTTCCAATCGACTTCATTATCGCTTCATCAGAAGATCCATCAGCTTAATTAAATAAAACAAAAGGCGGACGACAGGCCAGTCGT